GTTTGTTCACCTGCAACCATCTGGGGAATTGCTTGACTTAGTGCTGTAAGAGAACCAAGAAGAGATGTTCTCATATTTTCAACTTCAATTTTTTCAAGTTCTTGAGTTACGTTAACAGTAAATGGCAACTCACGCATAGCCATATCTTTAGATATTAAGCCACCGCCTAGAGCCTGTAGCATAAAGATAAGACCTTGGGCTGGGTTTAATCCAGCAAGCATTCCATAACGCACATCTGCTGAGTAATCAGATTTGATATCTTTAGTTGGCTTGTATGTAATTTCATATGGTGAACCAGAATCTACGCCACGAATTGTTTTCTCTTCAGGATAAATGGTTTCATCAATTTCAAAACATAAACGAATTACATCACGAAGTGATGCTGCAAAGATAGCCTGTGCTGATTTAACCTGTGTATCAAAAGCACCCATAAGAGCCTGTACACCTTGACCAGTAACAATTGAAGCATCAATGTTTCCAGTACGAGATTCAGGATAACGAGCACCAACACGAAGTTCTTGATTAAGAAGACTTTGTTCAGTAAATGCACCTTGTGGCAATGTAAGTTCTACGCGACGAACACCTGCTGGGTTGGCTGTACGGATAACCGCATCTCCACCCAATTGTAGTTCTTGAACATCTTGTGGGAGAACGATAGGTGCTTGAACAGATTTCTCTGCAGCCTCCATCGCAAGTAAAGCAAATCGATTACGAAGTAATTGAATTCCTAATACATCATCAAACTGTCCACGTAGTTCATTATCAATAGAAGGCTTACGTGCTACTACTACCATCATCTTGCCTAGAGGATTCTTGGCTTGTGATAAAACTAAATTTTGTCTTGCTGGTAAGTAAACAACTGATTGGTCTTTGTCATAGTAGCGAACCATCTCTACTTGACCATTTAAATCTTGCTTGTATCCATCTTGTCCAAGGATTACAGAATCATACTCAGGGAATTGAGTTACTAATTCGCCCAATGTTAAAGTGTATCTTTTAGCAAATGCTACGCAGCGACCATATCGGTCAAACTCTGGATATGAACCAATTGGATTTTCTAAACGAATACGAGGTAATTTTGCCTCATCATCTAGTTCAATAACAAATGGAAGAAATCCATAAGTTAAATACCAATCCGCTCCCGAATACATCTGTACAGATAAATCAGAGTTCTGGAAATAATTACTAGCAATACGAGTACGCTTATCGGCAAAAGAACGAGCACGGTCATTAACCTGATTAGCCGCTGAGCAGTTGACTGCTGGGAGAGGTGCCATAACCTCTGAAAGGTCTCTGGCAACGACATCAATAAAATTTGCAACGACATTAGCATCTACACCATCTGGAAAGAAGTCAGGATAGACTTCTGATATTTTGCCTTTACGTACAGCAAGAACATCTAAGTTACGAGCATCTCTCTCGCTATTACGGTAACGAAGGGATTGAACCCGTGCTGCTACCTGCTCTATTGTTAATGCCATTTATATCCTAACTGTAAGTTTCAGCCCATTGCTCTGCAAAGGCTTCGTCTAAATTAAGTGAACCGCGTTTTGATTGTTGTGCTCTAGTAGCCCATCGATTATTCTGGTATTGCCCAATTCGTGTTGACTGTTGCATTAATTCGCGGATACGAATAACTGCAAACCATAAAGCCATTACACAGTCAGTTGGGTTCTTAGTGTCAGGCTTCCAAGTAATAAGTTCTTGAACTAAAGTCTTAAGTCCTTCAGAGCCTTCATTGCTTGGTAATTCAAGTATGTTGTTATCTTGGAATCTACCATCTCTGGTTGAACCAAATAGGCTTGCCATAGAGGCTACACCAAATCCAACATCCCATTTATTTTTGCCAGTAAAGTGTGAGTTAAGTTGGCAACCATATTGGGCTAGATAATTTCTTAGGTTATCATCCAGAGCATAAGCCTTCTGGTGGGCGTTAATTTCAATTCGTATTTCTTGTGGCTTGTATTTAGGTACCCATTCTTCAATCAAGTTTTGAATCTTGGCTGGTGTTGGGTCTGTCATATTAATACAATCTAAAACATATATCTTTCCATCAACAACGATTACTACCAACTACGTGGTTCATCATATTGTGACCAACCCGAACTCAAGAGTAATCATAGTCTCTAAAACTCAGGGTATGGCTAGAAAATTTTTAGGTGCGATTAAGACTCGTCTTAGCCACCCCGCCTATATTAAACTCCAGACCGCCTTCGGTCCAAATGGAGGATATAAGGCTGACGCTACTCAATGGTCAGCAGATATGATTTACCTAGGTACTGGAAGAGATTCTGGTGAGAAGGACCCTACGGTACAAGCATTAGGATTTGGGTCTCAGATTTACGGTGCAAGAGCAGACCTGATTATCCTAGATGACGTTGTGATGAACTCAAATGCCCACGAATGGGAAAAGCAAATTGAATGGCTTCAGAAAGAAGTTATCACACGTTTGGGACGGCACGGAAAACTGCTAGTAGTAGGAACCCGTGTCGCCTCAATTGATTTATATAAAATGATTAGAGATGGCGGACAATGGACTGGAGGCAAGTCTCCTTTCACATACTTCGCTATGCCAGCAGTATTAGAATTTGATGAAAAGCCAGCCAATTGGAAAACCTTATGGCCTTGGACTGATAGACCAGAGGGCGACAAAGATGAAGCAAATGAGGAAGGGCTGTTCCCTAAGTGGGATGGACCGTCACTATTTACGCGACGCTCTGAAGTGGCGCCATCTGTCTGGGCTATGGTCTACCAACAAGAAGATGTCACAGAGAATTCAATCTTTTCTCCGACCTGCGTCGCAGGTAGTGTTAATGGAATGCGAAAAAGAGGACCTCTCAAGCCTGGAGTACCAGGACATCCGAAGCATTGTGAATCTACATATACAGTTATTGGCCTCGACCCAGCAATGGCGGGAGCAACAGGAGCGGTAGTTTGTTCTTATAACCGTGCCGATGGAAAGATTTACGTTTTAGATTGTATTAATATGACAGACCCTACTCCAGCCAAGATTCAAAATTTGATTGAAGAGTGGGTACCTAAATACAAGCCTCAAGAAATACGAATTGAAATTAACGCCCACCAGAAGGCTTACGCCCTGGATGATAATTTAAGAAACTATTTAGCCCAGTATGGTTGCCAACTTAACTCGCACTTTACTGGTAAAAACAAGTGGGATGTTGGATTTGGTGTGGCCTCTATGGCAAGCCTATTTGGCTCGACCAGAGATGGTAGATTCCAAGATAACAACTTAATAGAGTTACCAAGCAATGAAGGCTCTGAAGGTCTCAAAACTTTAGTTCAAGAACTTATTACTTGGAAGCCCGATACTAAAAACCCAACTGACTGTGTAATGGCTTTGTGGTTTGCGGTTATTCGTATTCGTGAATTAATGCAACAATCAACACGAATTGGGCAGTATCAAAACAATAGATGGGCTACCAGAGCACAACAGGCAAAACGTGGTTCACTTAATCTAGACGAAGCCTTTGCAGAGCAATGGGCTAACACTTATAACTAAAGGAGAAATAAAATGCCAGGAATATCAGCAGTAGTAAGAGTAGTAGGCGGAATTATGGGTAAAGGTGCAAAAAATGTAAACCCAACCTATAGAAATCAATTTACTAGTGGAGCAGGTTTAGGTGCATTAAAGAAAATTGCAGATAAAGCCGATGCTAAAGCAGCAGCCAAAGCCGCAAAAGACGCAGCAGATTCTTATGGTCCTCCAGTACCAGGATTGGGTGTTTCTTTACAAAAAGGTTTTATACCTAACCCATCAGGTACTGTTAAAATTAAGAATATGTATACCCGTTCAAAATAATGACTAGTTCTAAAAAAATAAATCTTGGTGAAACTAAAAAGTCAAAACCATCACCAGTTACCCAAATACTTTCTGATGTATTTATTCCCAAGACTGTTGTTGATGCTGCTATGTATGCAGTTCCTTACGGTAAGGCTGCCCGTGTAATAGGTGGTATTACTAAACAAGGTTCAAAATACGTAAGTAAAGTTTATCGCTCAATGGGTAATTAATTAAATTTTCTATCGTTAGGATATAAATGGCTTTATCAATTGAACAGGTAGCAGCACGGGTTCAATCTCTGCGTTACCGTAATAGCGAGAGAGATGCTCGCAACCTAGACGTACTTGCTGTGCGTAAAGGAAAAATTGCCGACGTATATCCTGATTTTTTTCCAGATGGTGTAGATGCAAATGTCGTTGCAAATTTTATTGATGTCGTTGCCAGAGACCTTTCAGAGGTTATGGCACCTCTCCCAGCGGTCAACTGCTCGGCGGCTAATGCGGTTAATGACCGTGCTCGCTCTTTTGCTGATAAGCGGACTCGTATTGCTAGTAATTATTTCCAGCATTCTGACTTATCTGTACAGATGTATTCGGGAGCGGACTGGTATTTAACATATGGATTTATTCCATTTGTAATTGAATTAGATGATGATGCAAAAATGCCTCGCATCCGTATTGAAAACCCAATTGGCTCATACCCAGAGTTTGACCGATATGGTCGCTGTGTAGCATTTGCCAAGAGATACACATTAACATTAGGCGAATTGGTAACTCAATTCCCAGAGTATGATTCTTTAATTCTTGGACCAGAAGGTTATAAGCAAGATTTAAATGGTCAAGTAGAAATGATTCGCTACTACGATAAAGACCAATCAATTGTATACCTTCCAGCAAAAGATAATTTGATTTTATCAAAGGCTAAAAATCCTTTAGGCAAGATGATGGTAGTAGTTGCACGTAAACCATCTATCGATAATGAACTACGTGGACAATTTGATGATGTACTTGGTATCCAACTACTTCGCAATCGTTTTGCATTACTTGCTATGGAGGCTGCAGAAAAATCTGTACAAGCCCCAATTGTACTTCCACAAGATGTACAAGAATTGCAACTTGGTGGAGATGCAGTTATCCGCACCGCTAATCCAGCGGGAGTTCGTCGTGTAGAACTTACACTTCCACAGGGTGCATTTACAGAGCAGAATTTACTTAACCAAGAACTTAGAGTAGGTAGTCGTTACCCAGAATCTCGTACTGGAAATATCGATGCTTCTATTGTTACTGGCCAGGGCGTACAGGCTCTTATGGGAGCCTTTGACACGCAAGTTAAATCAGCACAAGCAATCTTTGCTGCAGCACTTCGTGATGTAATTCGCTTATGTTTTGAAATTGATGAAATAATTTTTCCAGAAGAAAAAACAATTCGTGGCGTAGATTCTGGCTCACCATATGAAATTACATATAAGCCAACTAAAGATATTAAGGGTGACTATTCAGCAGATGTCCGTTACGGAATGCTTGCTGGACTTAACCCAGCCCAAGGTCTTATCTTTATGCTACAAGCACTTGGTGGTGGATTAATTTCTAAAGATATGGCTATGCGTGAGTTGCCATTTACAGTTAACGTAACACAAGAACTTGAAAAGATTGAAATTGAAAATATGAGAACATCCTTACTTGGTTCTCTGACAGCGTTAAGTCAAGCAATTCCTCAGATGGTCGCAGGTGGACAAGATGCATCTGGCATAGTCAATAAAATTGCTGCGGTTATCAAGGCTCGTCAAAAGGGTCAAGCATTAGAAGATGCAATTGAAGCCACATTCGCTCCGCAGCAACCAGTTCCTCCTACTGGAGTTTCTACATCTATGGTTGAGCAAACGTCCCCTGCTCCCTCTGGTGCTCCAGTAGGAGGCGCTCTTCCACCTGAACAGGGTGGCGAAATGATTCCACAACAGGCTCCAGATATTCAAACAATTCTTTCAAGTTTGACCGCAAGCGGAAAAGGTAATGCACGAGTAGTAACTAGAAGTTAGTTAGGTAGGGGACAATGACAACAATTATAGGAATAGAGCACAAAGACCGTTGTTTTATAGTTGCTGATAGTCAGACTACTGATGCTGACGGTAGAATTTATTCTCATCCTGAAGTTAAAAAGATTTCTGAAAATGGAATGTTCTTAATTGCTGGTTCTGGAGAAACACTTCCCTGCGATATTGCACAACATATCTGGGAACCACCAGTTCTAACCAAGCAAGATAAAGAAGATTTATATCATTTTATGATTGTAAAGGCTATGCCTTCTCTTCGTAAGTGTATGTCAGATAATGGTTATAATTTTGACGAAGATACAAAAGAAAATAGATTTCAATTTATTATGGCTGTTGGTGGAGAGATATTTGATGTCGACCAAGAGTTGTCAATAAGCAAGTCTGCAGATGGAGTATATGCTGCAGGTTCTGGTGCTACATACGCACTAGGTGCTTTATACGCTGGAGCAGATGCATACGAAGCAATGGAAATTGCATCTAAACTTACAGCATTTACTGCTGGTCCATATATATCAAAAGAACAACCTAGAAAAATTAAGTAGGAGGAATGATGGCTGAGAATCGTGGAGGAATGCGCCCAACAGCGCCACAGAACAATCCAGCAAATATTTCTGCAACTGGTGGAGCAGGACAATCAGGAACACAGGCAGCAAGATATATTCCTGGAATGAATCAATTAGGCTCTACTGGCGTGGAAACAATGGCTCAACAACAATCCGCTCCTATGGCTGGTCCAAATAAATCTACACCAGTTGTGTCACCTCTTATTCCTTTGACTGCTCCAACCGAAAGAGTTAATGAACCAATTACAACTGGTATGGATTTTGGTCCAGGACCAGGAAGTGAAGCATTGAACCTTCCTCGTGAGCGCAGTCTTTCTGAAATTCTTTTGTCAATGATTGATATTGACCCAACTGGAGATGTTCAAGAACTTTATAACTATGTAGCGTCCAGAGGTCTCTAGTGGCCGAGAAGTATAATCCTTTAACTAGTATTGCTAGTTTTTCTCCTGGCGTCGCAACTGCTGCAGTTCAAAGTAATTTATCTGATTCAGAGAAACAACAATTAGCCGCTTTTACTGAACTAAAAAAAACACACGATTTTTTAACAACTCTTCCACAAAATGATGCATATAAAAGTTTTAGTAACTTAACTCCAGAATGGCAAGCAGCCCTTAAGTCTTACTTTAATCCAAAATATGTTCAAGAAGATAAAGGTTTTTTTGGAAATATTGGAAGAAGTTTAAAGTCAACCGCAGAGTACGCAGTACAAACTTTTAAAGAACTTGGTATGCAAATTGCTGGTTTACCAATTACTCCTACAACATCTGTAAACCCAGCAGAGGCAATTTTAACTCTTGCCACTGGTGCTCCAATTTCAACTAGCAAAGAGACTGGCGTTAAGACAGGTGCTGGAAAAGTATTAGAAACTTTAGTTAGACCTCAAGAAAAATTAATTAAACAACCATATCAAGCAGCCCGCTTGGCATCAGAAGAGGGCGACACTGGGGAATTTCTTTTTGAAAGATTTTTTGTTGAAGGATTTAAAGAACTTTTGCCAGGTGGAGAAGATGCAACTATAGCAGATAACTCTCAAAATTGGAAAAAATTCTGGGAACAAGCATCTGATAAAGAAAATGTATTTGATAAGAGTGAAGTTGAAAAAATTAAACAAACACTCACTCCAGAGGTTGCTTATGTTGCACAATTACTTGCTGGTAAAAAGAATTTTATAGATTATTATGACAAGTTATTAGCCGACCCTAAGGCTCTTAACATTGTTAATCGATTTACAAGTGGCTTGCCTGAAGACGAAGAAATAAGAAAAATAGTTGGAAGTGCAGTTGCTAGTTTCGAAAAGGCTAAAATTAGCCCAGGAAGAGATGTTGCACGTTCTTTAGTTAGTCTATTTCCATTTGAAGCGGAAAAGGCAATTATGGGTGACGGTAAAGCCAGGTTATTTTTTAATACGATTTCTGGTGGAATTGATTTTGGTGTAACTTTTGGTTTGGACCCATTAATTCTTGTTGGTAAGGCTAAACGCACTGCCGATATTGCTAGATTTGGTTTAATTAAATTAGGTGAGAATCCAGCAAATCTTGAAAAAGCCTGGAGAAATCGTAGTGTTCGCAGATATTGGGACAATTTAGGTGAACTATTTCAAGAATACAATGCAGGAGATATTGCTACTAAAGGTAAAGTACTTACTCGTGTTCAAGAACGTTTTCCTGAAATTAATTTAGATGTTGCAAGATATATGGCTCCAAACATTAAGGATGCAGATACCGCTTTAGAGTTCTTTAGAAGCGGAGACATTATTGATGACATTACTAAAGGCAATGGTGGATTACGTAGAGACCCATTAATACCACGTTATACTTGGGGTCGTAGCCTTAGGAATACAGTTCGTGATGCGCTTACTAAAAGTTTGCCAAATTCAAAGTATTCTTCGTTAAATCTTCCAGACACAGTAGATGATATTGCTCGTTTACTTGACGAAAACCCAGTTGGCTGGGCAGACAAAATCGGTTATAAAGAAGTAACTGGCAAAGGATTGACTGGTTTTGACAAAGGTAAAAGATTTAAGTCTAAAGATGCTAGTACTGCTGCTAAAATTGATTCACTATTTCGTCAATTTTCAATTGCGCCATCTCAGGAACGTTTAATATCTTTAACAGATACATCCAGCGCTGACCAAGTATATCGCTTAATGCGAACAGTAGTAGATAAAGGCTCCGCATCTACATTTCGTGCTGCTTGGATTGCAGCAACCGAAGGTCAACGTTTACTTATGTATAAGGGTATGTTAAAAACCCTTGCATACGGAATGGGCTTAGACTTAACCGCTGGTGGTAAAAAGTTTATTGATGAAATTGATGTTATGTCAAAAGAACTTTACTCAGTTAATCAAAGCGCTCTTGACTTGGGAGAGTTTTCAAGAATATTAGGAACTGCTAATCCAGTTGGATTGCCAGCCCCAGAGGGCGTTCGTAAATTGGTTGCAGATGCGACTGATATAGTAACAGCAGAAGGAAAAGCCAATCGCCTTGCTGCATCTACTGCTGCTGATATTGGACGAATTTCTGACCAGATTAAAGCATTTAAGAATATTAAAAAGCAATTAGTTGAACGTCAAAAAATTGCAGTATTAAAACAAGAAAAAGATTTAATTGCAGATACAATATCTGATATTGATAAATCTCTTAAAATTCTTGGCGGAACTATGGGTAATACCGTAAAGTCCCGTAAGGCTTTAAAAGAAATTATTGAAGGCTTAGACCCAACAGATGTTGCAAGTTATAATGCTGCTGAGTTAAATGGTGCTCAACGAGGTGTTCGTTCTTATCAATTATCTCAGTCTCGCTATATGCCAAACTTGCTTGACCTTCGTAAATTTGAGTTGCGTGGAAACATATTTTCATCTATAACTGGCAAGGTTGGAGAATCTGTAGCAAATCAAAAAGTTACAGATATTTGGTCTTTTTTAAACTTATATCCTCGCCTAGGTATTCGTACATCAGTTGAAGAAGTTGGAACATATGGTTTAATTGGTGGACTCGAAGGTATTGCAAACTACATAAAAGGTTTTGTAATGTCTCAGGAGGTTCGCAAGGGTCTTGCTCCTTCTGCTAAAAAAACTGCTTTTAGGAAAAGAGATGTTGAAACAAGTCCACTAGGAATTTTATCTCGTACGCTATATAGAGTTTTAAATAAATCATATAGCAAGGAACAGATTGCCAAATTTGCAGACAACCCAGATGAATTAGCCAGCGCAGTTGGTATTGCTTTAACAAAAGATAGATTTAAGCCAGGATTTTTAGCAACGGCTGAAGGTAAGAGAAATGCCAAATATGCCGAAGATTTTATCCGCAATGGTGGTAAAGACGTAATTGATGACATTAATGGTGCGTCCACAAGAGCAGAATTTAAAATGGACGCTGCAGAAGATACAGCAAAATATTTAAATCAATACGGGCCTTCAGTGACATTTAACGTTGATATTGCAGAAGCATTAAAAGACCAAAAGTTTGCTTCAGTATTTAGTCAAATTGAATACAATAAGCCAGGATTTTTACTTAACTGGTATTTAGACTTAAACAATACAATTGGCAAAAGAAACATTTGGGGTCAAATTGTATTCAGCAATATTTATAAAAAAGAAGAAGATGTTATTGATATTCTAGCAAAATACCTAGATGGCAAGGGAAATGAACTAGCCAAGCGGTCCGCAATATATGAGGCTGAAGGTTCATATGGTCTTGCTAAAAGAGTATATGCTGATGCTACAAGTACGCTTAGAGATTTTTCTGGTAGATTAAATAAAGAATTAATTAAAGATATTAAAGATTCTGGTGGAATTGATAAGTTTGACTTTAGGCAACTTAGTAAATACAACAAAGATTTTAAGCAACCAAAGAGCGTTCTTGGTAGAGAATTAGTTCCATTACAAGTAGGAGATGCTGAAAGCACTCTTGATAGAATTATAAAGAATGGCTATGGTTGGATTGGTCGTCAAATTGCTATACTTGATAGAGAGCCTATTACTTATGGCAACTATCTTATGTACAGAAAAGATTTAGTTGGCTATCAAAACAATATTATGCGAGGACTTGTTGATTCTGGCATAGACCTAGAAACTGCTAATATGCTTGCACGTAAGCAGGCACACGAAGTTGGTTTAAGTCTAGCCCGCCAAAGAACAATAGGTTATATTGATAACTCTAACGTTAGAACTAATTTAGCATTCAATGTGCGTAATTTTGGTCGTTACTATAGAGCAACTGAAGACTTTTATCGACGTGCAACTAGAATTGCTAAGTATGAAAAAAGAGCAATTGTTCGCCTTGCTATATTAAATCAAACATTTGAACACTCAGGATTTGTACATAAAGACTCTAATGGTGAAATGTATTTTACATATCCAGGTGATGATGTACTAAATTACGTATTAGGAAATACTGTGTTTAGATTAATGGGTATTCCTGGGGCACAAGTTTTACCAGTAAACCTAGGTGGAAAAGTTAAAATGCTTACTCCATCACTTGACCCTGAATCGGCAGCACCACGTTTAGGTGGACCATTCATTGGAGTATCTTTATCAATTCTTGAGAATCTTCCAGGAGTTGGAAATTTCTTAAAATCTGCAGAACCAGTTATTACTGGTGGAATTCCAGGGCAAGACTGGTGGCGTAAATTTACACCAATTAACGTTCAACGTTTGATTGATATGGGTATTCGTAACGATAAAGTTATGATGACTGAGCAAAAGTTTTCTGCAACAGTTCAGGCAATGCGTCTATTGAATTCAATTGGTGAAGGACCAAAAGATGCTAGCGAACTAGATTCTTTTAATGTCAAAACAGTAATTCAAGCCACTAACATTATGGCGTTAAGATTCGTAACTGGCCTTGGTGCCCCCGCATCTGTGCAACTTTTTGCTACTAAAGATGTGCCAAAGGAAATGATTGATGCTGGTTATTTTACTTGGGATTCTGAATTTGCTAAACTTGTTAAAAAGTATGCAAATGAAGAGAATTCTTTCAGTAAAGCACTAGTTGCTTTTGCTACTCTTTATCCAACAAAAACAGTTTATACTGTACCTAAGACTACAAGTAAAACTGAAGCATCATTTGAAAAATCATATGAGGCAGCACAATTTGTTCGTAATAATAAAGAGTTAATAAATAATCATAAGCAGGCTGCAGCATTCTTTATTCCCATAAATGGAACAAATGATTTAGAGTCATACTCTTATTTAAAGGCTCAAGGGTTTGTTAAAAACAAACAACTTGAAGAATATTTAAGAGAGGCATCTACTGCAGAGGCTCGCCAAAAGTATAATAGTCGTAGAGATTATTATGATTCTTTAATACAGGAAAACCCAAATATTGGGGTAAAGCGTTATTATAGAAATCTATGGAAACAAGAGCAGGCATTTTTTAAGAGTTCTTATCCCCTACTTGCTAGACAACTGGAAATGAACGAGGGTTATAAGTCTTTAAAAACTGAAGCATTAAATGATTTGCGTAAAGTAGTTGATGGCGGATTGGCTCCAAATAAAGAACTTGGAACTTTATTTAAGTCAATGATTATGCAATATGATAATGCACAGGCTCAGATAAGTGGAATTCAAGGTTCTACTAATCAAGCAGATGCTTATAAAAAATTAATTAAATCTGACCTTAAAGATTTTTTACGAACTCTTGCGGGTTCTAATCCTAATGCTATATCGCTTTACTGGAATATATTCGAACCTTTGATTGGAGATTGAGTTGGTACTTAAAGACGACGACAGAGACGGATGGAAAGTAGATACTGAAAATCCAGAAAACGTACCAGCCACATTACGTGACTCAAACGACAATGACCCAAGTGTTGGACCTAGCCCAGTAGGCGTTGGCAGCATTGGTGATACTGCCCGTCCAGTAACAAGTGTCTCAACAAAGTCTGAAGCAGTCGCTGAAATTAATGCTGAGTTTAAAGTTATCTTTGGCGAAGACGTTCCAAAGGAATTAGCGCAAGCATATTACAATCAATTATCTGCACTGCAAAGAAGTCGTTCAACTAAAAGAACCCCATCTGGTGATGTTGATATAGTCATAGAAGGTGTTTCTCCTCAAGAGCGTAAAGATATTTTAGAGAAAATAACTAAAGCATACGCAACTGCAAAGATTGAGTTAGCAAAAACTGGAGACCCAAAAGCAGTTGCTAGCCTTCAAAGAGGCAGTTTTGGCGTAACATATACAACATTGAAAAAGGCTTATTCTGAAAATGGAATTCCATTCAACGAAGCAGCAATTGGAAAGTTAGCAGTAGAATCTTCAGTAAATTCAAATATTTTAAACTCTAATATTAACTTAATTAATTTACAGGCTAAGACATACTTTCCTGCATTAGCAGATAAAATTGATAAGGGCTATACAGTAAAACAATTACTTAGCCCATATCTTCAAACTCGTGCAAATATACTTGAAGAAGATGTAGATGCTATTGATTTAAAAGAATTACAGGGTGTTGCTAAAGACCCTAAGGGCTTAATGGGATTATACGATTATGAAATTTCTCTACGAAAAGACCCTAAATGGCGTTTTACAAAAAATGCTCAAGATTCTCTTGGCAGTTTAGCAAGAGACTTGACTAAGATGTTTGGATTGGCAGGTTAATGGCAACCCCTAAAATATCCGCAGAAGAAGCAGCGGTTCGTAAAGCACTAGCAGCCGTTTACGCTGACACTGGTCTACAACAAGCACAGGAAATAATAAAAACTGGGTCTATTCCTACCGCTACCGCCAAGCCTACTTATGAAGAGTCAAGAAGTTTGGTTTCACAGATATCTGACCCAATTATGCGAACAGCGCTTGAAAAAGCCTTTGCTGGAGCAGATGTACAAACGCAAAAATTAGAAACTCAGGCAGCAGCACTTGGTTATGAAGTTAATCCAAATACTGGAGCAATTCAACCAAAGCCATCAGGGGGAACTGTTTCTACTGGAGCATCAACTTCAACATCTACTTTAAGTACAACACCAACTATTGATACTAAAAAGGTTGACGCAATTGCAGCAATTAGTGCATTGTTGTCTTCTTATGGTCTTGGCGACCTAAGTGGGGCAGTAACCGAAGCGGTTCAAAAAGGCTATTCAAGCGATACTATTCAATTGATTATGCAAGACCCTAATAGTAAAGACCCATTAGCGGTTGCATTTCAAACAAGATTTTCTGCAAACAAAGTTCGTGCTGCAGCGGGTAAACCAGTATTAAGCCCTGGAGAATACTTAGCAGCCGAAAGAACATACGCTCAAGTATTGCAATCTTATGGTGTTGGAAGTCTTGCTAAGAAAGAAACATTAAGTGGTTTTATTGGTAACGATATTTCGGCAGCAGAAGTTGCTGACCGTGTAGGTTTAGCAATAGATAGAGTTAAGAATGCTGACCCATTCACAAAGGCAGCACTAGCAGAGTATTATCCTTCGCTTAACCAAACTGATATTGTTTCTGCATTATTAGACCCAACTGAAGGTTTACCAGCATTAAAGCGCAAGGTACAAATTGCTGAAATTGGTGGTGCTGCTGCAGTACAAGGATTAGAAACTGGTATTAAGGCAACCTCTGGTCTTGCTGCAGGATTTGGTAACGTAGTATCTGGAGCATTAGGCGCTGAGGCGTTAGCATCATTTGGTATTACTCAAGAAGAGGCTCGTAAAGGTTATCAGACGGTAGCAAGTATTGCTCCTCGTGCAGAGTTCTTGTCAAGCATTTCAGGCGGAGAAGATTACACAAGACTTCAAGCAGAGCAAGAAGCATTTCTTGGTTTAGCGTCTGCTAAGAGAGCAAGAGAATCTTTAACCGCACAAGAAGAGGGCAGATTTAAGGGACAATCTGGACTTACTAAAACAAGCCTAACCGAATCAAGTAAAGGCCAGTTCTAAAATAGAATCCTATGTGAATCAATCGGCCTCACATAGCGTACTAGACCGATAGCAAGAGCCAGCCTGGTTCCCCGACCAGAATCTGAGGCTTGCGACTACAACGAATAGCAGGGTGGGTTGCTATGAGCAACAACTACAGGCACGAAGACGAAGACGAACTAGA